TGTTTAGCAGCTTCTACTTGATAATCATAAAAACCGTACTTTTTAAAATTTGACATGACCTTTATTATTTTATATTATACGTAAATATACGAATAATATCTTGGGTAGCCTAATTAGATTTCGATTGTTTTAAATACACTTAAGTGAGGATTAGTATTGTAGTGCCAAGTTAAATCACCATAAAAGTTTTCTAACTTATTTTGTAATATAGATTCCCATACTTTTTGTCTATCAGCATATCTTTCTAAAAAATCCATAACTTTGTCAGGAATATCAAAATCTAAAAAACCTAACGCATCTAGTTTATATGGGTTGTTTTTTAAGTATAAAAACTTAATCTTATCACCTTGTACTATTTGAGAATGTTTATTACCTAATCCCCAAAAACGAAGTAAATCATTATATGCTATTGCTGCTTTATGGGCTGCGTTAGCACCTTTAGTGATTTTTGAAAATATTTCACCTGCTCTTGGTTTTTGACCTGTATAGTGGTTTAGTTTACGAACTGCTGATGGTGTACCTAGTTTTGGTAATGGGATACCACCACTTAGTATTTTATGTTTGAAATCAACGATTTGTTTATCAATATTTTCTTTATTTTCACCTTTTAATACTTGTTGTAAGATTTTATAGAAAAACTTACCTAAAATAGGGGGGAAGTTAGCTTTCTTAAACTCTAAACCTTTAATATCTAATACTTCCTTAGCTATTCCTTCTTGTTTAGTAATCCATTGGGCATAACGACGAGGTGCTCTAAAATAGGCTGAACGAATAACCGCTTCTGTTTTCATCTCTAATCTATGTGATTTGACATTAAACGCTTCTAAAGCTAATCTGTTATAATCTTCAGTTATAATATCTTGATATGCTAAAGCTACCTTTTCTAGTTTATCATCTTTCTCAGTATCTTCAAAAGACTCAAAGTCGGGATACAAATGATTAAGTAAAGGCTCAGCATTGAAATAATTAGAATCTGTATCAACGTATGCACAATAGTTTGTATCACCTTCATCACATATATGTTTTGGTATGTCTTCTAAATATTTCATTAAAACTTGGTATCTAAACCTGGGATTTTGATTACGCCTTCATCTTTAACCCCTTTGGAGTTTAAGGTTTTTGCTTTTTTAACTATTCTAAACGAGTTACCTTGGATTTTAAACTTGCCACCTTGTTGGAGCATTTTTCTAAATAGTTTTTCTTCCCTCTCACTCCAAGATTCAGATAGTTCTATAATAATAGATTTTTCAACTAACTCTTCGTTTAAGTATACTGTTGTATCCTTACGTATTGATTGTGGTTTCAAACTCATAGTTCTAATTTTGTTTCACCTTTTATTACTTTGTTCATATGTCTGTTAGCACAAAGTGCTGATTCTTGTATAATACGTTGTCCCGATAGTGTTATCGATTCTGATAGTATAATACTACCATATCTAAAACTAGGTAATGCTAATGCACCATACAAACTATTTAGTAAGATCTTCATTGTATATTGCATCAAGTGATAATATTCACCCTTCTCACTATCACCTGCTTTATATGCTTTCTTCATCTCACCCTTATATATTACCCTTTCCTCAAACCACTTTTGTAGGATAGTTGATAATAATGATTCACGATCAGTTTGAAACATAGCACCGTTTGCTGATATAGATAGATTACCATTTTCTATTGCTGATATAATAGTAGATACACTTTTAAAGTCACGATTCCCGTTAGCATATTCTAAGTTAAACTCAGTATTAGGATCCATAGATTTTAGATCGTTTAAAGCTAAGTGATTATCTCTATCATTATCTGGTATGATTCGCGCCACAAATGTTTCTTTACCTACGTTTAACGTCATAATAATCGATGGGTATAGTGACGTTAAATCCTCATCAAACATATACTTGTATAACCCAGCTACAGGACAAAATAAATACCCACCAGCATAGTTTTTCTTTACTATAGGGTTTCTATCCTTTTGAGGTGGTATCATACCTTGAGATATTAGGTAGGCTGATATAGCACCGTCTTGTGTTTTTGATGATGCGTAAACCTCTTCATAGTTGTGTTTACCCTTATGAGATATGTTTCTAGTTAAGGCTAGGTATTGAAGTTTTTCATCTAATAACTTAAGGATTTCAACATCCACAAAGTTATATTCCATAAACTTTTCAATATCCTCTTCAAATAATCTATCTAACGATCCATCATATTCAATTTTACCTTTACCTACATACTTTTCACCTATAGCGTCTAGTTTCCAAGATGGTTCATCTGCCCAACTGTACTTTTTATGTAAACGAATATAATCTAACGATTGTACTCCTGCGATTCTAACATAACAATCTCTATAATACCAAACATCTGACGTTGCTTTAGATTGTACTTGACCTATTGGAGATAACTCACTACCCCACTCTGGGCCTAATACTTTACATATTCTATAATATAAATAAGGAATATCAAAATAGTCTGAGTTGTAACCTATAAGGATATCTGGGTCTATTTGTTTATATTTTTCAATAAACGTAGATAGTAGTCCTTGTTCAGTACGACATGGTATAATATGTCTATTACCTTCTTTTTTCTCTTGAATTTGATTTTTAGGATCTAAAATAACAATACCCCACTCATCAAGTTGTTTATCCCACCAGGCGATAGAAGTAACCTTTTTGGGTGATGATTCTATATATTCTACAGTAAGAGCATCACCCATCTCAGTTTCAATATCAAAAAATACTTCGCGGTGACCAGTAGAGGGTTCATCGTTAGTTCCATATTTTTCAATAAGGAACTTTTGATGTGCTGGCATATCTCCAAAGTGTAGACCAAGTTGATTTTTCTCATACTTGTATACGTTTTTTAGAGGTTCGTTATGAATACCCCTATGGGTTGCTTCACCCTCACTACACTCTTGATAAGCAGTATTCCACCACTCTACTTGTTCATAACCTTCTTCAGTCCAAAGATGCATAAGATATTTATTTTTACCTTTGAACTGTGCGTGTATTTTTTTATACATTAAATACCTAGGCTAGAGTTATGAAACTTTTGTAACTCANCATCTGAAAAAAACTGATGTAGATCTGGTCTAAAGTAGTTTAGGGATTTCATCACCTTCTTATCACGTGTTCTATAAACTACATAACGATCACCTACTTTCTCATAGTGACATGGTTCGCCTATATCTCCTGAACGTCTATATGATGTTTCCTCTGCTTCTTCCTCAGTCTCGCATGATTTAGACATATTTGATGCTTGAACTTCAGCATATGCATCTTGGATTTTATCTTTTAAACCATGTAACATAACACCATTTCCTAATGAAACATATGTAATATCACATAAAGCATCTAAAATCTCTACAATATTACCTGTTTCACAAGCAACTTTATATTCTTCGAGTTCTTCAAGAATAAAATCGTATACAAACTGCCATTCCTTTTTTTCTGGGATAGTAACTGTATAGTTATTGGGTTTACCAAATGTTTTGTTAAATATTTCTACTTCACTTACAAATGGTACAAAATCCTTTTCACTAAATAATGATAACTGCTCTCCCATTATACTACTTTTAGAATGTTGGATTGTTTTAGACTTACGATTTTGAAATCAGTTTCACCTAATGCTTCTAACATTTTATAGGTATTTGCTTCTGCTTCAGTACCTGTAAATGCATTTACTAAATAGTTTTCCTTTACTTTTTGAATACGACCTCTATCGTTTTCACGTTCAAACTGTGTTGTAACTTGCCAATAATTTTTCATAAACTTGTTTTTATTTGATTAATATACGAAACTATTCTTACTTATCCAAATAATCTTGAATCATATTTGAATCTTCGTTTTCCCATGGGTATACTAGCCATTGATTCTCATTTAATAATAAACTAGCATATATAGTGGGTTTTGCTATTGCTGATTTTTTATAATGTAGAGTCGCTGTATAGACACCTGGTGTATCTCTTATTGTTACTCCTGAATCACAAATATCATCTACTATTAAAGTATTTGGGTTTATTAGGTTAGTATAAGGAACTCCTAGTTTATGTGATAACATAACAGCAGGTATTAAACCTCCTCTTGCTATACCCATTACTGATCCAATTTCTGGGAGTTCATCTAGTACTTTTTGTTTTAAAATATCAACTAGATTATCTACTTCCTCCCAGGTTAAATATACTTTATAGTTCATTGTTTTTAAATATTATGACCTCCATTATTTATTTTTAACGAATCGAAAAACTCTTTACGAGCTAGACTATCGTTTTCTCTAAATACACCTGATGCTTTTGTTGTTACCATAGCAGCACCTTGATGTTTAACTCCTCTACAAGATACGCAGTTATGGGTTCCAACAATAGTTACAATAACACCTTTATTACCATCAGTGATTTGGTTTACGGCATTATGGATGGCTGATGTTAGTTGTTCTTGTATTGCTCCTCTACGACCGAATAACTCTACTATTCTGTTTAGTTTAGATAAACCAATAACTTGTCCTTCTTCTCCTGCAATATAACCAATATGAACTACACCTCCAATAGTTTGGTGGTGGTGTGAACACATAGAGGTTAGTGGAATATTTCTTTCAATAACAATACCATCATAACCATCTGATGGGAAGGATGTGATAGGAGACATAGCTGTATATCTACCACTCCATAAATCATTTACATATGCTTTAGCAACTCGTCTTGGTGTATCAGATGAGTTTGGGTCGTTCTTCCAATCGCATTTTAATGCTGTTAAAAACTGACCATATGCTTCAGTAGCATCTTCAATCATTTTTTGTTTATCATCACCTGATAAAGGAAAACCTGGTGCTACACCATTAGCAAAACCTTCTTGTACTACTTCTAAATTTTTATGTTTATCTTTGTGTTCCATATTAATATAATATACGAAGGGATAGTTAGGATAACAAATTCTCTATCGCTGACCTTCCTTCAAATCTTCTAAAATTATTATTTTTTATCTCTATTATTGTTGGGTAGTATTCTAAATCAAATGCTTCCTCCAACTCCTTATTTTCTATACAATTAATTTCAAATAGGGGGTGTTTAGATTTTTTTAAAAGTGGTTTTGTAAGTTCACAACTACCACAAAAAGGTGAGAAAAAGTATAAATATACTTTCTCCCCACTTTCCATAAGTTCTTTAAACTTTTCTTTAGTCATTCTCTTTTATATAAACCTCTATTTTATCTATTAGTTCCAATACCTCATCTGGTTCCATCGTTATGGCACAACAGATGTTAATATTTTCTTTAATATCACCCAATACGCTAAGGGCTTCTTGCTTAGTCACTATACCTCTCTTTGATCTTCAAATGCTATAATGTGCGGCCTCCAAGTCATACGATAACCATTATCTCTTACCCAATCAAATACTAATGGGTATGATTTAAATAATGATTCTCTACTATCACCTGCTGGCATAAACCATACTTTGTCATTAGAAACATTTATGATTTCTAAAAACTCCATAATCTCGTTTAGTGCTACCTCATCTTTACCATCCCATACTGGTTTGATATGATAATCAGCATGGTAATCTAGTGTTTGACGTATAGCATCAACGTTTAAACGTAGTTTATTATGTTGTTTAACCATCTTAGCGCCCATCTTTTCGTCTAGTATATTACCGTTAGGTAAAGTAGCTCCAATAACAGGAACACTATTACCAAACTTAGGAGATAGTGAAATAAGATTAATAGGATAATCAGTTTCTAAGAAGTGAGAACCTTCAGTTTCCATAGTGATAAAAATACCTCTTTCGTTTGCCAAGTTAGTTAACTCGTTAACCAAAGCAGCATGCATAGTAGGTGAACCTCCTGTTAACATCATCTCTTTGATGTGAGGATTATCATCGTATGCTTTAATGATATCATTAAAGTTGTATTGACCTTTTTCTGGATGGATTGATGTATACCAAGAATCACACCAGCCACCTTCACCAAAATAACATCGGTGAGTACATCCAGTAGTTCTAATAACTACTGTTGGGTAACCTGCTCTAGATCCTTCGGATTGTACCGCTGTGTAGATTTCAACGATAGGGAGGTTTTTTTCGTAATCCTCAATACGTTTTAGTTTTGACATATGTTAATTTTTTTAAGTGGTTGTACAGTCACTTTGAACCGTTTTATTGGATTCAATATAATAAGGCTCCCTTGGGGAGCCTAATTATTTTCTTTTATTATTTAGGGATTATTAATTACTTCCTATAATTACCCACCCCTGAGAGCCTGATGTATATAATAATTCAAATGCTGCGTTAGCATTATTTAGGGTTAAATCGGTTGCAGAACCCATTATTAACTCACTATTCCTTGCTATGATGTTTGTTTCTAGCCCTGATCTACCAGATATTTTAAGAGTATCTCCTATGTTAGGGGTAGCAGGTAATGTGAGTGTTCTAGCAGATCCCGTATCATCAAATACGTATACTCCTTGAGTTACTCCCTGTATATTTCCATTCATATAGGATGCAGAATAGGGGGTTATCCCACTAAAACCACTACTAATTGCTGTCATAATCCATCCTAAAGATCCAGCAGCATATGTAATTCTAAATGAAGAATTTGCTGTGTTTAATACTACATCTTGAGCATCACCCATTATTAACTCACCATTTCTAGCTATAGTGTTAGTTGATAAGCC